AACTTGCAGATCAAAAAATGAGAATCCCATCATCACCTAATGAGCGCGAGGATTTCTACTTAGACCTGATGCAGAAGTGCATGGTGTCTAGAGAAGAGCGCAAGGGTGATTATGCGATCAATCGTGCTTACTACCTGTTTGGCGCAGGGCCGGAAGAACCACCCGCGTACTTCAACAAAGTAAATCCGCACCTTGATCAACTCACATCTTTTCTGTATTCCGCTGAATCCACCCGCTTTAGTATTGCGTTGGGTGCTTCAGTCAAACACGATGAACACCGCAAAACACCTAGTCTTACGTTGGCACTTAACGACGAATGGCTAAACTCTAACGCTGACCAAGTCTTCTCTACTGCGCTGACTTGGGCGTTGGTCTACAACACCACCTTTGTCAAACTGGTTTACAACAACGGTATTCACCCGTACATGATTGAGCCTAGTGCAATGGGTGTGTTGCGCGAGGACTTGCCCTATACCAACCGGCAAGAGGCTATCTGCCAACGTTATTACATCACCCGTTCTGAACTGTACTCACGCTTGTACTCGCACCCTAAGCGCGAGGCTATTGTAAAGCGGGTGACTACAGGCATCAAAGTATCTGAGTCTGACATACCAGATGCAGTCAATCGGATTGTTCTTTCTCAAAGCAATCCCACCATGTATGGCCAAGTCAACATGGATTTGTACGGACAAAACCGTTACAAAGCGCGTATTGCCGAAGACACCGTTGAGATGCATGAGTTGTGGGTCTGGAACGATGAAACAATGGATTATCAAGTTGTCACAATGGCAAGCCCTGATGTGATTGTTTATGACCGCCCAGGCGCATCGTTGTTCTTAAAAGGCGAATGCCCGTTTACGCAACTCTGCCCAAACCCTTTATACGATTATTTTTGGGGTGCCTCTGAGGTTCAGAAGCTGCAATTGCTCCAAGCCTTGCGTAATAACCGTATGGCAGAGGTTCTTGACCTGTTATCTAAGCAAGTAAACCCACCTACAGCTTTGTCGGGCTTTACTGGCATCTTAGATGAGAAGAACTTTTCGTTAAACCGCGCCGGTGGTTTGCTTGCAAGCGATATGCCAAACTCTAAGGTCGAGCGGCTTGCACCAGAGATGCCAAGCAATCTCTTTGAAGTCATCCATGAAATTGATGGAATGTTTAGCGAAGTGTCGGGTATTAGCAACGTTTTATCAGGCAAAGGCGAGGCTGGAGTACGTTCTACTGGCCACGCAAGTCAATTAGCCCGTCTAGGCTCAAGTAGAGCTAAGAAACGTGCATTGATTATTGAAGATAGCCTTGAAAAGGTTGCAACACTTTATCTCAAGCTCATTCAGGCCTACGATCCTACGCATTTCAGTGATACAGAGGGTGTACCCTTCATTGCAGAGCAATTTACTAAAGATTTTGTAGTAAAAGTTGATGCACACTCGAATTCACCGATATTTACTGAAGATACTAAGCAATTGGCGTTCCAGTTGTTTAAAGTCGGGGCAATTAGCAAAGAATCGCTGCTTGATCTGACAGAACCACCTATGAAGCAGTTGTTGAAAGATCAACTCAAACAAATGGAAGCTAAACAGGCTGCATCACCCAAACCAGAGGGTGCACCTAAGCCTAAAGCGGTTCCAAAGGCGGCGTAATGGCAAGTCAAGTACAACCTAAAGCAGATCAACCAAGGGTTTCTACGGAGTCCCTAAAAAGAGGTGAAAATTCACCAAGTTTGCAGTATCGTGTGAATGCAATTAAAGAACCGCGTAACGTCACAACAAGAAGTTACGGTCGTAGCAAACGTTCATAGGAAAATATCATGGCACGCAAAGCTCGCAAAAGCTGTCGTTAAGAATACCTGTTCAGGGTATAAAAGGGGTTGGCTGCCTTCCCTTAAATTTGGTGGCCGTCATTCTTCAAGGAGTGCACTATGCGTAAATCGCGTAAAGGCCGTAAATCACGCAAGTAATTGTGTGTAGCCGCTAGTCCTGCCGGAGGGTCGGGAACCAAAAAAATCACCCTCCCTCTTGACAAACGCGTACAGAGGATTATTCTGTCGCAAATTACTTAGGAATTGATTATGGCTGTACCACCAGATCAGTTGATGAAGTTGATGGCAGGTCAAAAAGACAAAGCCACGCCTGGAGGCTTACCCCCGCCTTCTGAGAACACGATGGGAATGTCTGATGGCGCAACGCCTCCGATGGGCGCACCCATGTCAACTCCCGAACCTAAGATGGGAAACCGCGAAGCCTCGATGATTAATCTTGGCATGGCGCAAGATATGCTTGAACAAGCCTTGCCAGCCATTGGTTCTCAAACGCCTGAAGGCGAAAAAATTATTGCAGCGATCCGCGCAATCACTGGCGTTATCGGTCCGCGTAAAGCTAAGACCGGCGAACTTCAACAGTCTGAAATTTTGCAACTGTTGCAGAACTTGCCACAGGCCGGCGGTATGTCACCGCAGATGACAGAAATGAACAAGAAACCTTTAGTACCTGGAATGCCACCTGGCGGCACACAACCATTGCCACCCGTGGGCGGCCCTGCCCCAACTCCACCACCTCCTGCCCCACCAGGCGGCCGTGCCGGTGGAATCCCTCCCCTTCCAGGCGGCGGTATGCCGCCCCCAATGTAAAGGAATCAAAATGGATTTGTTTAAACCACGCGGTGCATCAAGCCCTCGCAACCCTACTGATAACAACCAGAAAAATGGTCAGATTATCAATACACCACGTTACTCACAATTTGGCGGCTTAACCTCCGCACCTAAAGCCGGCTACAAAAACATGATGACCATGTCGCGTCCTGGCGATACTAAAAAAGTTATTTAACAGCAGTTAGGGGATAGCCATGAGTTTAGAAGACATTTCACTAGAACAGCGCGATCAACTTGCAATGCTGATGAAAGATTTGTCAGACAATCCTTCCACGCGGAAAGAAACGTTACGACTAGTCAAGCAATTGCGTCCAAGTATGTCGGTGCCTGAGTTGGATTTGGAAGACAAAACCAATACGGCTTTGGAGCAGATGCGTTCTGAGAATGAAAAGATTCGCGGTGAACTCATGGAAGCCCGTCAATTAGAATCGCTTGAGAAAAAGCGTGCACAATTGATTGCAAACGGCAAAGCCCGTAACGACGAAGACATTAAAGAGATTGAGAAAGTGATGCTTGAGAAGCGTATTCCAGATCACGAAACGGCAGCGGAATATTGGGATTGGATGAAACAATCTGCCCAACCAACGCCTACTGGTTACAATCCAAGCGCACTTGGTAAGTTTGATTTATCGAAGTACATGAAAAATCCAATTGGTGCGGCACGCAATGAAGCAGCGGCAGCTCTAAACGAGTTACGCGGCAACCGCCGGCCAATCGGAATTTAAATGGCAGTGCTAGGGGATAAGTTTGTGGGACGGCTTATGCCGTTTGTTAACTCAGGAGATTTATTATGCCTATAGGCGGCGGAATTCTACCTGCAAGTGGCTCAAGTCAGTACAACGAACTTACTTACGTCACACGCAGAGCATTTATACCCAAGCTGGTAGTTCAGCTTTATAACTCAACCCCTTTGATGGCTGCGCTTATTGCAAACAGCCAACAAGCATCAGGTGGTGTGAGTCAAGTCACAGTCCCAGTTCAAGGTGCACAGTTTGTAAACGCACAGTGGTCTGATTACTCTGGTTCGTTTAGCCAGCCATCAGTCCAGCAAGGTGCATTCAACGCTGAGTTTAACTTGAAGCTCATGATTGCCCCAGTACCATTCTTAGGGATGGAAGGTGCGGTTCAGCAAGACTACGCAATTATTCCTCTGATCGAAGCGCGTATGAATGACGCGACTAACGTGATGATGGATGCAATGGCCACAGCCTTGTACAACAACTACACCAACACCCAACAGTTTATTGGTTTGCCAGGCGCAATTGATGACGGCACCAATATGACAACGTATGGCAACATCAACCGCTCGACCTACACTTGGTGGAAGTCAAAGGTTTATGCAGCCGGTAACGTGAACCCAACCCGTCAAAACATCCTTCAGTACATTTCAGGCACCGTTAAAAACGGCGCAGAAGTGCCTACTTTTGGTGTGTGCGGTTTTGGTACATGGACACTGTTGGCTCAAGACTACGTTGGTCAAGAACAATATGTGATTACTCCAGGCTCTGGATTTGACGGCGATAACAACGGCCCACAAGCAGCGTTTCGTGCTTTGATGGTTGCCGGTGTGCCAATCTATCCCGATCCATATTGCCCAGAGGGCACGGTTTATTTCATCAACAGCAATTACCTCTCACTGTACATTCATGAGCAAGGCTCATTTGTGTTTACCGGCTTTGAATCGACTTTGCCTAACTGGCAGATCGGTTACGTTGGTGCGGTGTTGATGATTGCGGAATTGGTTTCTACCAAGCCCAAGTCGATGACCCGTGTGTCTGGCTACAACTCAATCTCGATCTAAGGAGAACAGTCATGGCACTTGGTTTAAATAAAATCCTTATTTCAGGCGCAGGGGCAAACACTCCTGGTGCGTATCCACAGTACACCTCAATCTCTGCAAACAATACAACGGTTTTGGTTCCTGCTGGCACGTTCTGGTTGTTTCCAACCGCCAACGTTACGATTGAAGCTGTGTCGGCTTACAACACCAACACTGCTTGCACAACGCCTTCAACATGGTCTACCTTTATTGCAAACAATACTGGTGGTTTTTTTGTGTCTGACGGTGTGAACTTTCGTGCAAACGTTATTGTTGCAACTAACACCACAATCACTCTGGCAACTGTCAATGGTGGTCAGGCTGTTTCTGGCACTTATAACAGTTAAGGAGCGGCTATGTCTAACGCAGATGCAGTTGCACAACTAACGCTAGACAGTTTTGGCTTTGGCCGAATTGGTAGTGCTAAGGCTGTGTCACTTGCTACAGCCGGCAATGCGGTTATTACCATCCCTTTCCTCAGTGGTGGTTTAACCAATGCCGGCGCAGCAGCAGGTTCTGGTTCTGTTATTGTTCGCCGAATTACAGTTAAAAATGCAACGGGTAATGTAGCCACTGCAAACGTATCAATTAGCGTGGCAAGTGATGGAAACATCGCTTCTGCTAATGCGGTAGTTGCAAACGTGGTTCTTAGCAATTTGACAGGTGTTGGTAAATACCAAGACTTGACTGTTGCTGGTGCTTACGGTGCAAACACAGCCATTACTGGTTTTACAACACAAGCCTTGTACGTCAATATCAACACTGCCAATGCAAACGGCACAGTTAATATTGATGTTTTTGGCGAAGTAGTGAGTTTCTAAATGTCTTCAATATTTGTAATCAATCGTTCTGACAAAAAACTTAAAGACGGTTATGCCGGTGTGTTTTATGAGTTTTTACCTAATCAAGTCGTAGAAGTACCGCTTGAAGTGGCTCAACACGTTTTTGGTTACGGAATTGAGAACAAAGAACCTTTTCTGGCTAGGCTTGGTTGGGTGAAAACCGCTAATGAATTAGATGAAGGCTTAGAGCGTTTGTCTAAGTGGGAATTGCTCACTGAGAAACCAAAAAAGAACGATTCGTTATCCCCGATCGTGGAGCCAGTACCCTTGCGGCCTGTCAGGGCTGCGGGGGGAAAAGTCCTCTCAGCAGCGTAAACGATGGAAAGTAAATGTCACAAACTTTATCCGGTTACATCACGGATGTTAGACGTTTGCTGCATGATGCCAATGCGAACTTTTACACGGATCAGCAGCTAACCGACTACATCAATTCCGCGCGTGAAAGAACCGTGCGAGATACTGGTGCGTTACGCGCTATCCAAGTCACTCAAGTCCCGCCCCCTCCAGGCACCACAATTAACAGTGTAACTGCGACAAATCCTGTCGCATGGGCAGCTTCCACTCCATACAACTTAAATCAGTTTGTATTCTCAAACATTTTTGTGTATCAAGTGACCACGGCTGGAACCAGTGACACAACTGCGCCACCGTACCCTGCTGGCAGCAACAATAACTATTCCAACTACCCACCGTCTACTGAATTCTTTAACGGTGGTGTTGGTTTGACCTATGTGTCTAACGTTGAGCAAATACCGTTCTCAACTTTGCCACAAGGACAATACACGCTTGATATTTTAAATATCAACTTGTACTGGGGTAATACGCGGGTGCCATTGGACTATTTAGCGTGGTCTGATTTCAATGCACGACTGCGGTTTTGGCAAAACTACATTGGCCGGCCTCAAGCGTTTTCTATTTACGGTCAAAATACAATTTATCTTGGCCCAGTACCCGATCAAGTCTATCAAATTGAGATGGATACGGTGATTTTGCCAACAGCCTTGACGTTGGCAGCGCCTACCGTTGCAGACTCCATTCAAGACCCCTATACAACGTGTGTAAAGTTTTATGCAGCCTATTTGGCTAAGTATTACGAACAATCGTTTGGTGAATCGGAGATTTACAAGCAAGAGTATTTAAACCACGCAAGGTCTGTGCTGAACACAGTCTTTACGCGGCGTATTCCATCTCTTTATAGCAACATGGGATAGAAATGGCTGCGGCAGAGCAAAAAAAATCGTATCAAGTTATTAAAACCTTTAGGGGTCTTGATACTCAAGCTAACCGCACGGCAATCAAAGAAGATGAGTTTTCTTGGCTTGAAAATGCACAGCCTATTGGTTATGCAAACTTAAAAATCATTCCCAACTATTCAACCGTCAGCTCGAGCGGCAACACGGTTGTTTGGGCAAATACAACTACAACACTATCGTCTGCAAACATTGATATTAAAGATTATGTTGTTGCGTTTCAGGCTGATGGTAGCGCACAGTATTACAGTCCGACAGATGGCTCTAAGGGTAACGTAGCAGTCACAGGAACGTTTAGCAATGCAGGTATGCAAGTTGCTCAATGGAAAAATGAGCGTTTATTAATTCTTGATCCTGCTAAGGGTTACTACTCATGGGATGGTAACAACGTAGTCAATGTTGGTTCGGTTGGTATCATTGCAGTGACCAATGGTGGCTCTGGCTTTACCAATGTGCCAACAGTCACAATAAGCGCACCCAATGATGCAAATGGCACGCAAGCCAATGCGGTAGCAACTGTATTGTCTGGTGTTGTGCAAACCGTATCGTTAAATGACGGTGGTTCTGGCTATCTTGCCAACAGCGTACCAACCATTACAATTTCTGGTGGTGGTGGCTCAAATGCTACGGCTATTGCAGGTGTTATCACCTTTGCAACTGGCACGGCCTCGGCGGCTGTGGTGTCTGGTGGTACAGGTTACACCAACGCTGCGAACACAGTGATTACGTTCTCAGGTGGGGGCGGCTCGGGTGCTGCGGGGACTGCGGTGCTCAAAGGCGGCCAGATCATCACAATTGTTATTACAAACCCTGGCTCTGGTTACACGAACGCGGCTAACTTGGTCGTGACGGCATCCGGAGGTGGTGGTAGCGGTGCAAAGCTCAAAGGCATTGTTAACAAAGATGCCAACGTTGGAATTGCGTCTTTTAGTGGACGGGTGTGGATTGCAGCCGGCAGAACCATTTATTACAGCGCAGCAAACTCATATACAGACTTTACAAGCGTATCCGCGGGAAGTTTAGTTTTAACAGACGAAACTTTGCATGGAAACATCCAACAAATTGTTTCTGCTAACAATTTCTTGTATATCTTTGGTGATGACTCGATTAACGTGATTTCAAACGTTAATGTGAACACTAACGGTATTACGCTGTTTACAAACACAAACGTGTCGGCATCTGTTGGTTCTAAGCGGCCATACGCCATATTTCCGTATTTCCGCTCTGTGCTGTTTTTAAACGACTACGGAATCTACGCTTTAGTGGGATCGACAACTTCTAAGCTCTCAGATCCGCTAGACGGCATATTCCCAAATATTGACTTCACATATCCGATTTACGCCGGACAAGTGTTGATTAACAATATTTTGTGCGCTGCGTTTAACTTTAGATACTATGACACAGTGTTTACGCAGTCGTATCGGTACATACAGGCTGTGTTCTTTGAGAAGAAATGGTTTCTAACTTCTCAAGGCGATAGCCTGGCGTACATCACATCTATCCCACTAGGCGGCAAAATTACGTTATTTGGTACAGATGGCACAACGTTGTATCAGTTGTATCAAAGCACCAGTACGGCGATCACTAGTCGGATTCAGACTGCTTTGTTGCCAATGGGTGATCCTATTCGCACTAAGCAAGCATTGAAGATGGGTATTGAGGCAACAGCAACCAATACTAGCTCAATCACGATGAGCGCAACAATTGATTCTGAGTCAGGCTCAAGTCCACCGTATACGCTGACAAGCCTGGTGACTTGGATTAATAACAGTTTGCAAGTAATCCCTTGGGTGAACAACTCGAACGTGCAAATTGGGTGGGGTCAGATTGGTTATGCGCTTTATAAGACTGACGCATCGCAGTATGGAAAATATCTTGGCATTACAGTAACATCATCTAACCCAGCGTTTACTGTAAATGGATTTGAATTTGAACATGAATTAAGAGTGAGGTTCTAAATGGCTGTCCCATATACTTTTGCTACGGCAACAACGTCTATTCCGCTATCCCAATTGGATAATAACTTTGCGACAGCCATTACACTCGGTAACACGGCTGTTTATCTTGGCAATACAACTACATCGTTTGGTAACGTCACGCTAACCAATGCAACAATTTCTAGCGGTAACTTATCATCTGGCGTAACAATTACCAATCCTACAATTACAAACTATGTAGAAACGCTGTATACGGCTACTGGTAACACAACTGTTGCGCTGACAAACGGCACGCTGCAAAAGATCACAACGTCTGGTTCAACAACTATTACGCTGCCATCAAGTGTTGCAGGTAAGAGCTTCACAATCATTGTGTCGTATGCGGCTGCTGATACGCTGACATGGGCGGGTGGCAGTACGCTTAAGTGGGCAGGTGGTACTACGCCAACGCCTACAAGTGCCACAGGAAAATTTGATATTTTTAGTTTTTTCCAAGACGGTACAAACACCTACGGTATTACTAACGGACAGAATTACTAATATGCTAAGTGCATCTAAATCCGGTAGTGCTAGTGGCGCATCAGGCTACAACCTCACACGCTCGCTTAGGACGAGGGCGAGTGCGTCTGCAAGTTTAAGCCGGACTCCTGCAAGTGCTGGAAATCGTCAAACATTTACGCTTAGTTTTTGGACTAAAAGAGGAGCTTTTATTAGCTCTGACTTTGCCATGTTGTTTGCTAGTTATTCATCAACATCTGATTATTTTCAAATTTCATTTGACAGCCTTGCTAGGTTCTCTGTTTATGATGTTAATGGGGGTTTATCACTAACAACAACCCCTGTGTACCGTGACCCAGCATCTTGGTATCATTTTGTTATTGCAATTGACACAACTCAAGCAACAGCATCAAACAGAGCAAAAATTTACGTTAATAACGTAGAGGTAACTGCGTGGGCGGTTCAATCATACCCAGCACAAAACACTAATTTAAATTACAACAGCGCTGTAATACATAGAATTGCGGCAAGTGATTATCCATCGTATCCACGTTATTACGATGGCTACTTTACAGAAGTAAATTTTGTAAACGCTTTGCAACTAACCCCCTCATCATTCGGCTCAACTAACGCCACAACAGGCGTATGGCAACCCGCAAAGTACACAGGCACATACGGTACAAACGGTTTCTATTTGCCCTTCACAGACAACTCTGCGCTGACCACAAGCAGCAACGTAGGCTTGGGTAAAGACTTCAGCGGCAATGGTAATTACTGGACTACGAATAACATCAGCATCACGGCTGGTGTGACGTATGACAGCATGACAGATGTGCCTACGTTGACGAGTGCGAGTGCTAGTAACTTTTGCGTGATGAACGCTATTGCTCCTTATGGTTCAGCTTTAACTTTAACAGAGGCTAATTTAAAGTCTACTGTTAATGGCACATATTGGGCAGGATCACCAGCAACCATCGGCGTTGCAAGTGGCAAATGGTATTGGGAAGTTACTGTCAGTAATTTGACAGGTAATTTAATGGTTGGGATAACAAAAGACACAGAGATAACGGGTACATCAGGCATAAATACTTATCCGGGGATTACTGCAAATTCGTATGGTTATAGTGCAGGTGGGCAAAAATACAATAACGCAACCCAAACAAGTTATGGGGCGGCATACACTACAAGTGATGTCATTGGTGTTGCTCTTGATATGGGCGCAGGAACACTTACATTTTATAAAAATAATACTTCGCAAGGCACAGCATTTTCCAGTTTGTCGGGTACATATTTACCGTCATTAGGAGTCAATACTTCGCCTTCGGCTTTAATCGTCAACTTCGGACAGCGACCCTTCACCTACACACCCCCAGCAGGCTTCCTATCTTTAAACACGTTTAATTTACCTGATGCTGCCATCGTCAAGGGCAACACGGTGATGGATGCTACGACATACACGGGTACGCTGCTATCTAACGCAATCACCAACGCCGCTGCGTTCAAGCCTGACCTTGTGTGGGTTAAATCACGCTCGGCGGCTACTGACAACAAACTGACTGATTCGGTGCGGGGTGTGACCAAAGGTTTGATTTCAAACACTACGGCTGCTGAAACAACTGACACCCAAGGCTTGACTGCGTTTAACACTAACGGCTTTACCGTTGGTACAAACACCGATTACAACAATTTGGCGGCGACATACGTTGCTTGGCAATGGCAAGCAGGGCAAGGCTCATCATCATCAAACACCAACGGCACAATCACATCGACTGTGAGCGTTAATGCGAGTGCTGGGTTTAGTGTGGTGACGTATACAGGTAATGGCTCCGGCGGTCAAAGCGTAGGTCATGGATTAGGCGTAACGACATCTGTTGTACTTATTAAAAATAGAAGTGGTGCTGCGGATTGGATTTTTTATTCAAAATTAACAGGATCATCAACTTATTTATTTTTAAATTCCACCGCCGCAGCTTCAGCAGATACAGTTACACAAACATCAACTGTTTTTACAATTGGCACAGCATCGACTGTAAACGGTAATGGCGCAACTTACGTTGCCTACTGCTGGACACCCATAGCAGGATTCAGTGCGTTTGGTAGCGTATCTACGAACGGCGCAGCCGATAACGCTTTTGTGTACACCGGATTTTTGCCACGCTTTGTATTGCTTAAACGTACTGACTCAACAAGCAATTGGTACATCTGGGATACGGCTAGAAACACGTTCAACGTATTCGGAAACGAGCTATATCCAAACCTGTCTAACGCTGAAGCAAGCGCCACAGACCTTGATATTTTGTCTAACGGATTCAAGTTACGCAGCGCATCGTTTTCGGGAACGTGGATATATGCAGCGTTTGCGACCAATCCCTTCAAACAAAGTTTGGCATTTTAAGGAAAACAAATGTTCGCCATTATCCAAAATAATCTTATCGCCCTCCTAGTACCCGCTGGCACAGCCTTTGAGTGGGATTTGGTGCAGTACCCCCAAAACTGGTGCAACCTGTCTAGCCCCGAAGAAAAAGCAAACATTGGCATGGTTGATGTGGTGTACGGTCAATACCCCAACGACCAATACTACTGGGTCAGCCAAGACGCACCTGTGTACAACGGCACGGTTGTCGAGATCAACTACACCGCCACGCCTAAAGACTTGTTTGAGTGCCAGATGCAAGCGGTGAATGCTGTGCAAGCGCAAGCGTACTCAATCTTGCAACCTAGCGATTGGATGGTAGTAAAAGGTTACGAAACCAAGTCTGCAATCTCACCCGCATGGAACACATGGCGTGAAGATATTCGCGCCCAATGCAGAGCGCAAGTCATTGCAATTAACGGCTGCACAACGGTTGACCAGTTAGCTGCCCTGCCGCCTGTGCAATGGGAACCAGACCCTAATCAGCCAAAAACACCAACCACTCCTACGGTGTCAGCATGAGTACAA